AGACGTTTAAAGACTGTCTTGGGACAGAAACCTGTCCAAGCTCCTAGACTGGATGAGGAAGTTGTATCTGAAGAAGAGCAAGTTCCAGTGGCTGCAGCTCCTGTAGCATCGCAAAGTTCAGAAGAGGATGATGCTCTCAGTTACTTTCAAAAGTTAGCTGATAGTTGAAATATAATCAGGTCTGCTTGACCCTCTTGGTCATAGCAGCATACATCAATCTATTTAAATAGATTATTGATACAGTCTAATATTTTCTCCTTTCTTCAAGGTGTCACTCACATACTGAGCGGCACCTTTTTTATATGGCATAATAGAATCTAAATCATTAAAGATTACATTTAGATAGTCTGCTTTTAATATATAGATATTTCTTTTATCATCTTCTTTTTTTATTTCATATTGATAATTGGTAATTTCTTTAGTCATATTTGCAACAGGAATAGTGTGATAGGAATTGTCGTCATAGTATTCATAGTAGTATGCATTACCAGTTCCAACTGTTCCTTCTACAGTAAAGGTAACTTGTTCTGTTCCTAATATTTCTGGTTGTTTAACTTCAGGTATGGATGGAAGAACATATGTAAATCTAATAACTACATCTCCTACCTTAAGGACTGAGGTGACAGGAAATCTTCCATTATATACATCATTAACTCCTTGAATTAAAACTTCACTACCAACAACTAGATCTTTAATACCATTGTACATGGTAACAGTTGCTATCTTAGATTCGGTTCCTGATATTTGATTTATTTTTGTATTGATTGCTTGAATATAGTTACCATTAGTTCTCCAGGTCTTAGGAGTTTCTAATCCACCTGGCAATATAACGCCACCCTTAGAGTTTTTAATTTCTACAGTTTCATAGTGATGAACACCAGAATATAATTTATCATAGGTTCCATATTTCTCTAAGAGTATTTCATCTAATGAGTTCTGGGGTAGTGGCCATTCATCTTGAACATTTAATATGTTGTTAGCTAGAAGAACTACCCAGTCCAATGAAGAGTCATTATATTCTTTAAATGCTACGTTGTCTGGTCTCTCATCACCAACTATCTTATATTTTGTAAAGAAACTTAGGTTTCCAAATATGTCAGGACGAATTCTACCCCTCTTAAATAAATTTTTGACAGTAATGTAGTTGGAAATATCTTTACTTCCTTTAGTCCTATTGACGTATTCAAAGTTTGGTACTTGCTTGAAATAAGATTGTGTCATGGTTAGTATCCCATATCGTTACTGTTTTCATCTTTATTGTCATCAGCATAAATTGGATTCATTTCTCCAAAGCTCATCCCTACATTATATGATGTCATAGAACCGTCATCATAAGTCATGTATGATCCGTCAGGAGCATATTGAACTGTGAAATTAGTACAGGCACAGGTTTTAATCTTGTTTAGGAATGGATGTTGATCTCCATTTTTATAAATGTATTTTAATTTAAATACATGTGGTGATTTTAAAAATATATTTTGACCATCTCTTCTAGGAGCTATAGAATATTTGAAAAATTTGATAATTCTTCTTATTTGATTAGCTTCATCTGCATCTCTTGGTGTAAATCTAAAATTGTAATTGAATGTTCTTAAAGCACCTGGACCATCGAATAATAGTTCTAAGTTGTTGTTCATTACTTGACCAGTAGCACGTGTAAATAAATCATTATTTCCTATTGCCATTCCTGCAAGTTTTGCAGTTATATTCTGTTGAGTTAATGTACCTTTGGCATCATTAAATGCTTGTCCCGTTGCTGCCATAGTTTCCTTCACAGCTTTGTCAATACTGTCACCAGCACCTTCCATAGCAGCACCAGATATATTTCCTAAGGCAGCATCAATAGGACTTAGTTTACTATTTCCCCATCCAACACTATTACTTTCAGTCAGTCCACTAGGTTCCATTGGAAGAAAGACTGTATGACTTCCTGTTTGTTTCGCTTGTAATCCTCTGTCACCACCTATTTCTGTTCCATAATCACCAGTAAGTGAATTCTGCCCTTTCTTCTGCCCAAACCCTCTAGGTTTGTATTCATAAGCACATATTTTTAAGTAATCATATTGTTTTTTGTCTTCATTGAGTGGATACCTAAGAATAGATCCTCCTTTATTTGTATTAGATTTTCCATTAGCATCTGTATTGTTAGTGACTGCAGCATACATCGATGAAGTTTCTGGTGCAATAAAACTTATATTAGAAGAATTTTGTCCTGTCGCTTTTTTAAATGCTTCTTTGTATGTTTTATCAGTGAGTGCTAGAGCCATCCATGCATCACTTGCACCCAATTTATCAATATAGTTAGAACCAAATTTTAAATTATATATTTCCGCATAATCTATTTCATCTAAAACACTATTATAATAATCACCTGCTATTTCTTTCTCTGTTTGAGTAATTGCTTTTCCTTCGGCAATTCTTTTTACCGTAGAAGTATTTCCATCAGTCTCAGTGACAAATGATTCTGTACCTAAAAGAAATGGATCGCTAGTAATCTTTGCCATTAATATCTTTTTAGTTATTTAGTCTTAAAGTTTGCATAAGATAGTGAGCGTAGGTAATCTATCTCGTCATTCTGTATTACATGTAAGGTTCCTACAATTTCATTCCATGTATAGTTCCTTGATGTACCCCAGTGGAAGTTAAGTCCTTGGAACCCCCACCTATCTACAAAGGTAACAGCAACTAGAGGGAACTCATCATAAACACCAGGAGTTTTAGCATTATATACAAAGGTATAATAGTTACCTGGGTCAGGAACTATGTCAGTTTGACTGAACACTTCCATTATGTTCATCATAATATCATCAGCATCATTTAGTCCTTCAATTTGTTCTTGAAGTTCTTCTGTTCTTTCTGACATTACTTAATACCTAGTTCATCTTCTGTGATTAGTTTGAATTCAATTCTTCTATCTAAACAATACTCTTGTGCTGCTTTCCATTTAGCTTGGTTAATAGCATAGGTAGTAAGTTCATACAGATATGATTTAGTTACTCTGGTTTTTTTCTTAGGAGGTTTGGTTTGTTTCTTAGGTTTCACCTCAACCACATAAGTTTTAATACTACCATTACTTTCTCTTACCTTCATTAGAAAGTCTGGGTAGTATCTATGAGGTCTTTTATCTACAGGAGATAGGTAAGGTATACTTATCTCTTCAGAAGCCCATGCTATTATATTCTCAGTCAGGTCACAGTATCTGCAGAACTTACGCTCCCAACTACTACGACATATTATATTATTTGGATTGCCTTGATACTTTCGAGGGTGCTTTGGTTTGTACCTACTCTTAATACTTTCAGCCATCTCTTATACATAATATATAATCAAAAATATTTATAGATGGAGTATGGCTGGCAATAAGCGTAATCCAATAGAAAATTTAAGTTTATCTAGTATAAAGTCTAGGTTGCTAAATGTAGCGCAATCTTCTTTATATAGATTAAAATTAGTTATTCCTCCTGCTGTACAAAACAAGGTTGGGATGAATGAGTTTGATTATGATAATATTAATTTGATGTGTTGTGAAGCAACTCTTCCAGGTTCTACTTTAAATACTCATGAGGTTACTAATGATTATCATGGAGTCACTGAGAAGATGGCTTATAGAAGGATGTATGATGAGACAGTAGGATTAACTTTTTATGTTGATAGAGATTATAAAGTTCTCGAATTGATAGAAGGATGGATGGATTATATTAGTGGTATTGATAGTAAAGATGTATATAAAGGTCCTTATGCTAGTTATAGGATGGCTTATCCTTCTTCATATAAGAAAGATATGTTTATAACTAAGTTTGAAAGGGATCAATTTACTAGAGACTTTAAGAAGAGTTTAGGAGGTGGTGGTTCTGTTACCACATCTAGGTCTGTTCTTGATTATACTTTTGTACAGGCATTTCCTTTAGCATTAACTGCTGTTCCCGTTTCTTATGAGGATAGTTCTGTGTTGAAATGTAGTGTATCATTTAATTTTATTAGATATGTTATGGAAAGAAACTCATCACTTGTTACTAGTGAGGGTTTGCTTAATAGAGATCCTTCTCTAGGAGCAAATGATTTAGCTGGAACTACTGCAAATGTAGGTTGATAAATAAGACACTGAAAGAATTATTATGCCATTACCCACCATTGTTACGCCAACTTATGAACTTGAGTTGCCATCTACAGGAAAGAAAATAAAATACAGACCCTTCCTTGTTAAAGAAGAGAAGTTATTAGTATTAGCATTAGAGACTGAGAACACTAAGGATATTTCTACAGCAATTAAAACTGTATTAAAAAGTTGTATTCAATCTAGAGGAGTTAAGGTAGAGTCTCTTCCTACTTTTGATATTGAATATCTATTCCTTAACATTAGAGGGAAGTCTGTAGGTGAGGATGTTGAAGTTAATCTTATTGCTCCTGATGATGAGGTCACTGAAGTTCCAGTGACTATTAATATAGATGATATAAAAATTAAAAAGGATGAGGAACATAATAAGAAGGTTAAGTTAGATGAAACATTGATGATGGAGATGAAGTATCCATCCTTAGATCAATTTATTAAGAGTAATTTTGATTTTGGAGATGAAGTTAGTATGGATCAGTCATTTGATTTGATTGCATCTTGTATTGATAAAATTTATAATGAAGAAGAGGTATGGTCTACTGCTGACTGTACTAAGAAGGAAGTAAATGATTTCTTAGAGCAGATGAATAGTATGCAGTTCAAGGAGATTGAGAAGTTCTTTGAGACAATGCCTAAGTTATCTCATAGTGTTACCTTCACTAATCCTAAGACTAAAGTTGAAAGTACTGTTGTATTGGAAGGGTTATCGTCTTTTTTCGCTTAGGGATGGTTCATATGGATTTGGAGAGTTATTATAAAATTAATTTCGCTCTCTTACAGTATCATAAATATTCATTAACAGAAGTTGAAAACTTAATCCCTTGGGAGAGAGACATTTACATTGGTATGTTGAAACAACA